TTAGTATACCAAAATACTTGGTCCACGCCCATCTATTCACTATGTCACAAATTTCAGCGCAAACGTGAACGTAGTCGTTCGGTCCGACCGGTGAGATCGACCGATCCGCATGACGCACGATCACACGGCAACCGAAGTGAGCCACGATCACGGATGTGACAATAATATCTAGCCACTTATTCCATTTGTAGGTCAGGTCGACGGGCAGGAACGGTTCAGCAAACATGCGGGGATAATCGGTGTAATATCGGCACATGTTTCGGTGGGACGCGGCGATCGCCTTAATCATATCGGGAGTGTAGAGGCTATGTCTCATGCAGATCGCTTTATGGAATGGCTTGAGCAAGTATTTACGAATCTCGCTGAGGGGTTCCGTGCGGGTCATCTCTATAGTTTTTAAATAGGTGAGTGTCGACATTAGTAGTTCCTCGGCGGAAAGAATAATAGCGTAAGGATCGTCAGACCGGCGGCTCCAAGAAACACTACCGCAAAAAATAACAGGACACATTCGTGGATTAATTCATATTCGCTCATCAGGTAGGTCCTTTCTTCTTTCATACGTGGGGATCATCCCGCGACTATCGTCATGCGACCATGGGCCGCTTCGAATCGACGCATGGTCGTCATACCGGATCAATAGCCGGTTACCTAGGAACCGTCACACCGATGCGGGATGCCCCACTCTCGCGAATTCGTAACATCACCGTCCCGCTCGCGCCGAAGTGGAGTGTGGACATTCCACCATGAACATATTACGCGAGCGGGATACGTGATGCAGCGAGGAGGATCACGTTGGGGGAAAACTTTATTCCTTCGCTTCTTTTACGGAAACTTGCTTCATGCCTTTTGGAAACACAAGCACGAACGTCGGTACGCCGGAGACCATCTTCGTGTCAACTCCGTAACCAAGGTTCTTACGCATCGTGGCGAACCATGCCTTGATCGCGCCGGGAGTTTTCGGTTTACCCTCCTTGTTGAGAAGGTCCACCGCCTCGTCGATCGTGACGCCATCGACCATTGCTTCGACCAATTGGTGCATCAAGGTGCCCTCGCGGACGGGACGGACCTCGTTCGGGTCGGTGACTCCAAGAAGCTTAACCTCTTTCGGGACACGGGTTCCTCGTTCGGGTTTCTCGTCGGTTTCAACGGCTCTTTTCCCGACGGGTTTCTTGCCGGTAGCGGGAGGTGCCGCTTCCGCATCCTGCTTGGTGAAGGTTTTCTTGCCTGCAGCCGGTTTCTTGCCGGTGGCGGCGAGTTGCTCTTCATACTGTTCCTGAGGTGACGGTAACTGGCTAGCGGGTGCACGTTTCTTCTTCATTTCTCTGTCTCCTTCTACAAGGTAGTAATTTATTTTTTCATACGCTTCACGTGGAAGCGCCTTATTGAGCGCAAGATATTTATTTTCGCGGTTGATGATTTTACGTGCGAGTAGATCGTGGTCGCAATCGTTGATGACCGAGTATCCCGGATCCTCATCGCCAGTAAAATAGGCGCGAAAAAGTTTATGCAGTTTGTGGGTTGGAATGGTCATTAGATAATCGAAACGGCCGCTCTCCCCTGGCTTCGCGTAATCGGTCCTCATTAGTTTAATCTTTCTTTTTACAATACCTTTCTGTTTTGTTGTTGCCATGTAGGGTATTGTAGCCTCAATTTTTATCGGTGTACATACCCGTGGTAAAAATAATTTAAAAAATTTTACGGCATGGCGGGATTCGGCGACCGGCATGGCAGAAATTATGACGACATGGTAAAAATTATGCGCGACATGGTTTACAAGAGAATTATGGTGAGCGGTGGACGAAGTTTCGTGGGGTAAGTTTTGGCCGTACAATAGATATATAAAGGAAATTGGGGAACGGACGGTTGTGAGGCGGTTTTTGTGGGTTTTTGGACGGACGGGGGATCTGGGTGAAAATTGGTCTGGAAGTGGTTAAAATTTACCAAAAAGAATGAGTGTGCTCATGGTTGTGACTGAGGAAAATAGTTGGATAGTAGTTTTCCTAGGGCCCCAGGGGGCACAAATGTGTTGGGTTGATTGTCGAATTTGTGAGATTTTTGGGGTTTGTGGGTTGGACTCGGATTGGATAAGGTACAAGGAACCAGTTGGGAAAAGTAGCGAGATAAAAAAGTGGTGTTTACAAAGAAACTTAATGTGGTTGTTAAATTTTTTATCTCGAACGTGGTTTTGGTTTTATGTTGGTCCTTAATTCTAATTATTTAATATAATTTATATAGATTATACAAGCTGTATCCATCGGTAACCTAGCTACGTGAGAAAAATTAAATTTACCAAATTAATAAATATTGAAAAAAACTCTCGCGTAGTCAGGTCTATTAAGGAGAGAATTGGTACTTTGTAGCCAGAAAAATAAAAATACAAAAATATAACTTAACTATTTGGAAAGATTAAACTTAGATTCTTTGTAGAGACTAAATTTTATTGCTAATATGCTTTAAACTTTTTGTCGCAACTGTGGCGAAAATATTTATTTGTATTGCGATGCTACGATCATTGCTTGAATTGAGGGCGGACTAGTTTCTTGTTAATATCGATTAATTAATATAAATTCAATTAAATCAAGTACTTATATTAGAAATGATTGTGGTAAGTTTGGGGCCAAAAATGACAGTTTGCACAAATGTAGGAGCCATGCGGGTGTAACATACGGTGTTTATCGTGGTATACTTTCTAGCACTTTTTGAAAGTGTCTCATTTTATTTTATTTTATTTTTGGGCCAAAATATGTAACACATCTTTAATTAAAATTGAGTTGTAATATGACCGGCGTTGACGACAATATTTTAATGTTAGTTAATCGTAAGAGATTATACTTACTATAATATCTTACGCTTGTGCACCGTCTCTGTTACATTGTAATTTGAGTTTTTTCTTGCACACTTGTTCATAGTGCACGGATGTATCAGAAAAACTCAAAATCCAGATGTAACGAAAACACGCACTGTTGCAGCGCAATCAAAAAATGGTAAAAAGTGACGGCGCTAGTGCTATTAAATATACAATATGTATATGGGCCAACTTTTAAAATTTATGGGGTAAAATGATTTGTAAATGACCTGAAAACGGTATGAAAACGAATATGCACATAACCAAAAAACGGTCCGGACAATATTATATAGGGAAAACTGGACCGGAAATGGGAATAAAATAAATCACTATGTGGTAAAATTTTTAAAAATATTTTTACAATGGGGTTTACTTTTCCTACAACATGGTGTATATTATTCTCTAGATTGACACAATATATGGTAGAGGAAAGACGATGTCGAAGGAAAGTAAAAATAAAAAATTAAAAGCCACGATTGTTGCGACGAAGGGTACAACGAATCAGGTCGATTCGTCCCGCACCGAGAGTGGTCAATTTAAGAAGGGGGAAAACGGATGTCGTGGTAAATCTAAGCATCACGATCGTCAATGTTTTGATTACCACAAACAGGGGAAGTTTTTAGAAAATTTTGCTAAAACGGGGCATTTTACAATGTCCTGTAAAGTAGCGGGGGTTACGGCAACCACGGTATATCAATATATGCGGACGAGCGATGAATTCAAGGCCGCGGTTGAGGAAGCAAGAGAGTACTCAGTAGAGTTAATGGAATCTGAGGCTCGTAGGCGCGCGGTCGAGGGCATATCGAGAATCATATATTATCAAGGTATGCCGTGCGGGCGTGAACAACAATATAGTGACGGTTTACTTATGTTTCTACTCAAGGGAAACGCTCCTGGAAAATACAAAGATAGAGCGGAGATAAACTCGAACGTAAATATGACGGTGAAATCCCTCGCCGACACCATCTCGTCGATGGCGGGGATGAACATAGAAAGTAACGTTGTCGATTCGGAGTCGTTCATCAACGAATTAGAAGATTAAGCGTAAACGTAGCAGGTTCCCCGACGGAAACCCACCAGTAAGAAGAAAGTCCGCCGATAACAATCCAAATGGATTTTCTTTATAACAATGCATGTAGTCGAGACCATTCCGGATAAAGATCGTGAATTAATAGAATCGTACCAACGAGATTGGTGCAAGTTTGCCCGAGATATATTCGGCGCCAAGTTGGATAATGACCAACAAGATATTTTGGAATCCGTTCAGCATAACCGTCGCACGGTTGTGAGATCTGGCCATGCCCGCGGTAAAGATTTTGTCGCGGCTATAGCCAGTCTTTGTTTCTTGTATTTGAATTGTCCCTCCAAGGTTATAAACACAGCACCAACTCAGCGCCAGGTCGAGAAGATCATGATGGCTGAAATTGGTACGCTATTTAATAACGCAAATAACAGACTCAGGGAGCATGGGTGGTCTCTTGGAGGCTACTTGCAGTCAACCAGGGTCATCTTTCGAGGTGTTACGAATTGGTTCCTCGAAGCGTTTAAATCGGCAGATAAAAGCATTGAATCTTGGACCGGATTTCACAGTCGTAACATCATGGTTGTTATAACTGAGGCATCCGGGGTCGAGGACGAAACGTTCGTGGCAATTGAGGGATTACTCACCGGCGGCAACGCACGATTATTGCTCGTCGGTAACCCTAATCGTTTGCAAGGTGAGTTCTATCAGGCGTTCAAGTCGACTTTATACAATAAATTTGTGTTGAATTGCTTGAACGCGCCGAACGTTCTCTCCAAGACGGACGATATTCCCGGTCAAGTCGATTGGGTATGGGTCGACGAACATGTTCGTAAAACTGGTTGGACCCAGAAGATCACAAAAGAATCAGTTTCAAAAAAGTATTTCGACTTTCAATGGGAGGGATCTTGGTATCGACCGAGCAACCTATTTCTCGTTAAGGTAATCGGTGAGTTCCCCGATCAAGATGATTCGTCCCTCGTGCCTCTCGCGTGGATCGAGGCCGCTAATCGACGATGGGATGACCTTTATGCTCAAATGGAAGAGGTTTTAAACGAGTATAAACTCGGGCGTAATCAGAATCCGATGGGTGCGAAGATTATCCAGGAACGTTATAAACTTAACATTGAAAAGTTCAAGGAAGTATTTAAATTGGGTGTGGATGTTGCTGGAATGGGGAATGATTTGACGGTATTTTCTCCACGTCTCGGTATGTATGTCGGTATGCCCGACGTCTACTCGAAGCAAGGACACATGGTCACGGCCGGTCGGATCGTGTCACGTCTTAAGGTCGCGGGACGTAACGGTGGCGGTCGAGCATACGTGGACACTATCGGCGAGGGCGCGGGGGTATACGCTCGCGTGATCGAATCATTAGAAGAAGCACGTGATGATCTTGAGAAATTGCCGTCAGAGGTTAAGGCCATTTCGGTTAAGTTCTCGGAAGAAGCCCATTTTCTACACGATTTTAGCGGTGAGCGAGAGTTCGCCAACATGCGAGCATATTGCCTATGGGCGCTCCGGGATAATCTCGACCCTGCTTACGACGGTCAACTCGCACTTCCAAGGATCGACGAGTTGACAAATGAACTTACCGAGATGAGATGGGAAATAATGTCAAATGGTAAGATCAAGATCGAGCCGAAGGAAGACCTTAAGTTACGATTGGGACGATCGCCAGATTACTCAGACTCGATCG